TTGTGGTCCTGTTCCTTTGTTTGGAATTTTCTCAACTGCACTTACGACTGCTGATTTAAAAATTGGAAGCTTTGATAATCCTGTTGTAATTGCTTTAAATGGATTTGCTTTAGCATCTCCAGGTATTGTTGAAATAGCAGCTCCTCCAGCAAAATAAGGAACATATTTTTTCATGAATTTTAAGCTTTGTATAATTGGCGGAATAAAAACTGAAAAAGCTCCATATTCTAATGCTTGAACCACCTCATCGGCAATTTCGTCATTAGGAGTATTCGGTAAAATACCTACTAAATTTTTTAAACCTTGAATTTCTTTACTATAAAAATGTAAAAGAAACGTGCTTTCTTGACCAAAAATTTCTTTTTCAATTCCTATGGCTCCACCAATACCTCCAGAAATAAAGAACGCTGGATATTTCGGCATGCCTAAAGATCTAAGCTTGTTAAAAATTGGAACGGAATAAATAGCGTCTTGTCCCATAATGCCAAGCAGTTGAGAGACAAAATTATCATCCTTCTTATATGATTTAATCCACTCTCTGGTTTTATCTAATTTAACATCCAGGTCTTGAGCAATCTCCATAACTTTTTTATCATCGCCTAAACCTTTAAAGGCAACTGGATTTCCAGAATAATCAAAAACTTTGTCAATCAATGGCATGAGATTAACTGCAACATCGGCTCCATTAACTGCGGCAACTCCTAAACTTAAACCTGTATCTTTAAATGTTTCTACAATAAAATCAAAAATAGGTTCAATAACCGTATGTGCATCTTTTGAAACCATCTGCATTAAAGATTTCTCATCGTATTTGTCATGATGAGGATTTGGTAATTTAATAGCACCAGTTCCAGGCACTTTTTCAAAACCTAATAATTCTGATGTATCCTGGTTATTATCTTTGAGTAATTTATAAGCTTTACTGTTTCTGATTTTTTCAAATTCTAAATGCGGTAAAAAACTCATTTCATAAAAATCATAAGTTTCTTTTTCATTTTTAGATAATGGTTCAAACTCGTAATCTTTTAAAAGAACCTCATGATCATAATCAGTAATTGGAAAATCTTTTGGATGACCAGATATTTCTGCTAACTTAGACATATCCGCATCGGTAGCTGGAAAATCTTTTGGATGATCAGATTCTTCCGCTGCTATTTCAAATTCTGATTTCTTTTTTTCTTCAAGAATAGTTTGTCCTTCTTCTTGAGTTTGTCCTAATTCATTTAGATTAGTAGTTGGTTCCTTCTTTTTTATATTTATATCTTCGCTTGCTACTATGTTATTTGCCATTTAATTATTCCCATGCGTAAGCGTCACCGCTTGTTGTTGCGTCTGCTTGTGTCGCAAAATTAACTCTCATTTCGTGTGTAAGTTCTCCTTTATCATTTGGAGTAGCCAGGCTATATCTTAGCCAAAACATTCTCTCGATCATATCAACTCTGTTGATGTCGGTTTGAAACTGAAGATGATTTTTATGTTTTTTAAATGCCTCTAAAGCTTCATCATATAATTCTTTGAAATAAACATCAGCGGTTCTATCTATAATTTGTTTTTGATAATCTGGAGTTTTTGTTAAAAATTTTGCCTGCTCCATATTATTTAAAGCTGGAATAGCAAGTTGATCAAATTCCGTTTTAATAGTATCGATGTAAGCCGATTTTGCAGAATAACCATTCGCAACTAATGTCAAATAGTTTCTTTCAAGATCTTCTTTTTTATCTTCTAATGTCCGAGCAAGACCAAGCATATCTTTATCAGCAGAGCTTAAATTTTTATAATGAGCTTTTATTTTTCTCAAATAATGCTGTGTCTCTTTGTGAGCTTTAAAATTTTTCTTAGCTCCATCAATCAAATTGTGGACCAAAGTTAAATCGCCAAGATTTAAAGCGTTTAGTATTCTTGGATCGGTACTCGCTGCCAATTTAAGATCACTCATTATCTGAACACTATTAGCCGATGCCAATTGTTCCGTTACCGCCATTAAAACATCCTGGTCTGAAATTTTATCTTCATTCATTATTGCGCTTGATAAAGCAAAAAACATCGGTTCGGTAATTAAACCTTCATCCATTGCTGTTTGAAGATCTGCAACAGTTGGTAAATCTTGCTCCATATCTTCAACGGACTCTTGATCTATTTTAAGCCTTAATAAAAATTCTGTAAAAACAGCGACCTTACTGTTGTTATCTCTTAATTCTTCTATAACAGCAGCGTTTTCTTTTTCAGCCATTTTAGATACTAATTTAGTTTTGGCATCCTCGACTAAAGTGTTTGTTTTTTCTAAACCAAATTTCTCTATTAATTTTTCTTGATTTACAATGGTGCTGCTTGGATTAAATATATTTTCTCTTTCAACCGCTAATTCAAAAAATTGTAACTTTTTCTTTTTAACAAACTCTCTCCATTCTTTTGAGCCAAATTTTTCTTCATAAACTTTGCTAGTAAGAATGCTGTTAAATTCAATTTCTCCAATTCCCATTGCTGATTGATCTCCGCTTAATATATTGGTAATGGCTGAATTTACTCTTGAATCTAAATTTGCTAAAAATTTATCTGCGCTGTTGGTAGAAACTTGATTAATTAAATCTGTAAGAACTGCATTTTTTTTTAAACCTAGTTGTTCTTTGAGGTTTCTTTGAACTCTTTTATTCTGATTCTTAACAAGACCAGCAAACCATTTGCTTTTATTCGATAAAGCTTTTTCAAAAAGAAGCGGACTTTTTACTGTATCCGATGTGCTTGAATATTTATTATATTCTTCATTAACCTTTTTAATAACTTTTGGCACAAGCTCATTGACTTTGTTTTCATCTTCCGTTTCGCCAAGATGATTTACAATATTTGCGAAAGCTTGTCCGACTGAAGAAACCGCTTTACCTTCTTGCTGTGCAATTGTTAATGGTAAAGTAATTCCAGAAAGATCTGTGTCCGCTGCTGCTTTAGGTTTAATCGTTGGATCATAAATTTTTAAGGTAGCCATTATAATATTATTCTGCCTTCGTGATAACTTTTGTAACCCATGGTTAAAAGACTAGCGCCAGCTTTCATGTACTCGGCTCTTGCTGTCATTAAACCTTTGTAACGTTCGCCTTCGCCTTTAGCTTTTGTTAAAAGCGCTGTATTCATTGCATCAATCCGATCAACTTCTTTATTGTAATCAGCCATGGCTAAATCCGTTGCCATTCTCTGTTTATTTTTTAAAGCAACCAACCAAGTTGTTTCGCCTGGTCTAAATTCAGCACCTGTATTTAAAGCATCAACAAAGAATTGACTGTATGCAAAAATTTGATCGTCTATTAATTTTGGTCTTGTAACATTGTCATAAACTTTTTGTTGTGCTTTTGCTTTGGCATCTTCAAATTTCCATTGTTCATTAAAAACCGCTGAATTGTAATTACCAATTGCTTTTGCGGTTTGTGCAGCTGCTATGTTACCTATAAAACTCATTTATATATCTTTGCCATCCTGTAGTAATCTGAACCATCAGGTCCATAGTGTTTCATAATGCCTTCTGGTTTTAATCCCAACCAAGAGGCAAACCTTAATCCTTTTTTAAATTCGTATCGAACGGTTGTCTGTAATCGTTTCACTTTATTTTTTTTACAAAGTTCATCGGTTCTTCTTTTAATTTCTTTGCAAGCTAAAAATTTTATTTCAAAAATATTTTGATTGGCTAATACCCAGCCTTCGGCAACACCTTTCCAAAGGATAAAAATTCCTCCAGCTACAACAGGTTCTTTATTTAAAAATAAAGTATAGGCATTACCTTTATCTGCTAAACAAATTCTGTTTTCTTTGAAACTTGCATCGATCTCCATTAACTTACTGTTCATTCCGTAAGAAATGATTTTGTCTGCGTGTTCCTGTTTAAAAGGTTTAATAATCCATTCTTTATGAATCATGAGTTACAAGCGTTGGAAAAATTGCCAAGACACTTAATGGAAGTGGTTGGTTTTGAACTACATAAATATATGAATTTGTATTGTAGTCATCATCAAATTCCAAAGTTTTATCGCCAGACAGTAATGTTGAGACTGGCTGATCTAAAGTATCGCTTGTTGTTCTAAAAGGAACAATGTCTAATTTTGTTAGAGACGGTCCGCATTTTGCGCCAACCGTTTCAAATAATCTTAGAACTACTTTTGAAATTCTTTTTGTTTTGCCTTGGCTTGTGCCTTCGCCTTCTGCAGATCCGCCTTCTAAACGCATGGTTTGAAGTATGGAATCATAAGGCAGACCAACTTTAACTTTCTTTGCCGACCTGTCTAAAGTTATTGAACCAGAAGAAACAATCTTGTTATCGTGTGTTGCGCCATCTGCAAGAATTTGAACATTCTCTCCTTCAAGATGATCAAGTCCAGTAATTGATGTAGTAGCTGTTCCATCATACGATAATCCAGAATCTAAAAAATGAAAGACCTCTGCATCGAGTTCATCAAAATCAAAATCGGTAAAGCATTCAACGTATCGTCTTGTATTTCCATTAATGGTTCTTTTAACGATTACCCAAAGTTCATCTTCATTAAGAGAACCTGATATTGAAGCTATACTTTCAACAACTGCATTACCTTCATTTGATACTGCAAGCCTAACATCATCCGTACTATCGATTGTAAGATAACCTGCGCCATGAGCGGTTTCTCGAATGGTTACAACGTTGGCTGCAGGATTTGAAACTGTAAAATCTGCATGAGCATTAATAGCAGTATAAATATTATCTGCTGTAGTATCGTTATCTTGATTTGGTCTAAAGCCTAATGTTTCATCTGGAGCAGTTCCACCAGCCGCTTCCGAAGTAAAAGTTACTGTTGTTCCATCCGATTTAGTTAATATTAATCTAGTACCTGTTGAAATATTTGAATAATCCGTAACGGTAACTGTAGCTTCGGCAAAATGACCTCCGATCTTATGTCGACTCCAACTTACAACATTTTCTGAACGTTGATAGGTTAGTGCTGCAAGCACTCCGTCATTTCTTACGCACCATAATATTGAATGAGGACTCTGCTGGTAAGCAATTTGATCTATTCCAGTATTAGTTATACTTTCGTTTAATATTGTTAAATCTGGTGCGGTATAACCATCAACATCAAAATTATATGCCAGTTCTCGAATTTTTCTTTTTGCACGCTGTAAAAATAAAACTGCAGTACCAGCTGCAATCGCATCCTGGTTTGCACTGCCGAATGTTGACTGTCTTTTAATGGTTACATTGGTTGGAGTTACCACCGCATCGGTTCCGTCTGCACTCACAGTCCACTCTGAAGCTGTGGTTCCTACAATTAAAGTTCTGACAGCTGATAAATATTGAATTTTATTAACTTCATTCGAGGCAATAGTATAAATCATTGCATCGGCAGCATCGGTTCCTGCAGTAAAATTTTCGTAGTCTCCAGATTTTGAAAAATAAATCGTCTGCGGTTCATTAGTAGTCGATGCGAACACCAAACGTTGCTCAAAAAATGACGTACACGAAGGATGTCCTGTGGTATCGCTGAAAGCTCCTAGCTTCCAAGCTGTGACTGCTGATGTATCATCAAAATCACTTTTAATATCAATTTTAACAGCAGTTCCGCTTGTATAAGTTATAATTTCTGCATAACCGCCTGAAAAATTAATTAATCTTCCAACATCGGTACTTGCAAATGTAGATGATGAAGCTGTTAAATCTTGATTATTGCCTGTGGTAGCTCCAGGTGTCATCGTAACGGAAGTAGTATTTTCAGCAAGATAAGGTCCGTCAGTAAAAGTAATTTCTGAAAGCGACCAGCTCGTATGACCTGTTCTTGTCAGCTTGCTTACTTCGTGGCTCGAATGGCAGATATACATCGTGTCAGCCGATTGAGCGAATTTTAAATTTTCCAGTTGAGCTGTCGTATAGCTTGTTGTGATCTGATAAATTTTATTTGCAGTTCCAGCAGAACTGTAAGTAGAATAACCAGAAGTATCTACATTGCTTCCATCGACATCCTGTAATTCAAAAGTGTTGGTTGTTTTACTTGCAACTTTATAAGTCTTTCCATTAACCTGTGTCATTCCCACAACCGAGGAAATAACAACATAATCTCCATCACTGTAGCCGTGAGCTGTAGCTGTAACCACTCCTGGATTAGCCTTAGTTATTCCTGAAATAGTTATATCTCCTTCTAATATTTGACCTTTATCTTTAAAGAATCTGATATAGCCATTACCAAATTCCAACATATAAGTTTGAGTTGTTGAAAATTCAAAAGGTATTAATCTTGTTTTTAAAGAACTTGTTTTAACTTCTGAAATAAACTGAGTTCCTGTTCTTCTGCTTGCAGCGCCTTGCGGATGAATCAAAAAATTCTCAAGAGTTTTGCAGCCTGAGGAATACTTTTCAAAATCTATCCTACCTTCCATCTTGGAGCCGAGTTCTCCTGAAACAAAATTTGTTAATGCTAATGTCGTTCTAGGCATATTTCTTTTTCCAGATTTCTTTTTGAGTTAATCCTTGTTCATCGTCTTTTTGTTTTGTTCTTGCGTTGATTGCGCCAAAATTCATGATTTCAACGAGAGCATATCGATAAACCTTTGAACTGTTCTGCCATTGAAAATGGAGAAGAAATTTTGGTTTGTCGTATAATCCTAAAAGCCTTGGATCAAAATCCGATGTGGTCATTATAAACGAGCATCGGTAAATTCATCGGCTTCAACGGTATCGGTAGAATTTTCCGTACTGTCAACAAAGCGAGCTTCTCGTAATTTTTCATCGGCATCCGCCAGTAAATTTTTAGCCAGCGTAGCGTTGTTAGTTATACCGTAAGCTATATCCGCAGCCAGTTGGTAAGCTAAAACTTCGTACAGATAAGCATCGTAGTTGGTGCTGTCTGTATCTTTTGAAACGTAGATCAGATAAACCGTTGCTTCGTCTGTTATAAGATTTGCTCCTTCTATTTTATATGGCATTTCGCTTGCCACAGAATCTGTCGTGCCATTGTGGATTTTTAAAACTCGTAAAAAATCTGCAGGCAATGCGTAAGCATAAGTAAATTCTATAACTGGAGCTGTTGTATTTTGAGCAAGCTGAACTCGCTTGATCAGACAGTTCCAAGGATGCGCTCTGAAAACTCTGTTTCTTACATTGCTGAATCGTTGACTACAAATCCTGGCGTTCTTCGTATCTTCTGTAAGCGAAGAGATTACGCTTGCGCCAAGAATCGACAATGCATTGTTTGCTATATCTACGTCAGAAGCCATTAACTATATTCTCCATGTTGATTAATTTCTTTGCACCATACATTTACTTGTGATGGCACTCCTATTTTGTTCATTCGATCAAACATTTCATTACCTAAATTTTTTCCAATTTCTAAACATTTATCCAAATCCGTATAAATAACTGGTTCTGGTTTTTCATAAAAATTGAAGCATTCGACGGAATTAATACAAATTAATCCCACGATTAAGTAAGTCTTGATCATTATTTTTTTGTAAATTCATTTTGAAAGCTAGGCGGATATTTCACCGCCTAACTTGTTTGTTTTGGCTATTGATTATTCAACTGTGTAATAAACCCATAAGTCGATAGTACCAGTAGCTGATGCGCCACTAGTTGTTATCAATATGTCAGTTTCACTAGTTACACGGTGAGCAATTCCAGTCATAGCTGCGCTGTCTCCAGCTGCTATAGACTGTCCTGCTAACATTGAATGTGTTTGACCAGCAACATTCCATGAGCCTTTTGCAGCCCAGTATCTGTCATCGTCATCTGAATCACCAACTTGAAGTCCTACACTTGATCCTAATGCATCGGCTTTAACGATTACATCGTGGATAGTTGCACCTGCTGGGATTCTAGCCATTGTTATGTCGGAGCCACTTGCTAAAGCGTCTGCTTCATAAGTGTCGTGCCATACTCTTAGCTTGCCTCCTGCTTCTTCGCTACTCACTTTGGTAATAGGAGAAGCGTCTATGTTTGTGATGTTTCCACCTTTTACTGATGCCATAATATTTTACCTCCTATTATTAAGCTTCGTACGACTCGATAGAGACGCACTTTTCTTCTTCCATACGAGTTGCCAGTTTTGTTATCGTAATTTTTT